ATGCGTCATTGGCCGCACCAATACCGTTCAATTCTTGTGAACTGAAAAACCCTACATACTCTTGCACCTCTGCCATCGACTTCGCCAACAGTCCGCCACTGTCCGCGAGAAGTTGAAGCATGTTCCCGCCGCTTTTGCCAAATAGAGCCAAAGCGGTGGCCGTTTTTTCTGTATGGTTTTCAATCATCGCCATGCCGTCAGCAATTCTTAAAAGCTGTTCCGGCAAGGTTAGGTCAATCAACTCATTAGCCGACGTTCCAAGCCTTTCAAACATCTCCGCCTGCTTAGCACCACCCCGAGCACCAGCGTCAATGTTTTTCGCTAAACTCCTGCTTGCCTTTTCCAATTCCTCGATACTGGTATCCGCAAACACCGCCGCCCGATCTAGAACCATTAGCGAACTTGCATCAATGTTCAACCTGATCGACCGGTTAGCCAGTTGGTCAAGTTGCTCAATCCCAGCGTTGATCTGGCTTGTGATCGCAGCAAAAGAAATACCAGCGGCTATCGGCGCCATTAACCCCTGAATCTTACCAACAAAGCCAGCCATCAACTGCTGACCTTTTTTAAGATCAGAGTCCAGCTTGCCCGTTGGCGCTCTCAGTAAAATGTCTAGGGTCTTAGCAATCGCCATGCCGGATCAATTCCTGTAAGTATCCTTCCGCCGCTGCGAAGTCTTGATCAACTGGTTCGTGGACGGTCGGCATGTAAAGTCTTTCATTCTTACCACCCCATGCCGCAATCATCCGAGCTGACATTAAATGTCCGACATCCTCGCCGAATGGTGTCGTCTCAAAATACGCCAGCCATTCCGTAAACTCCCACGCCGTGAGGTCAAGTTTATTCGGATGCTCAACTCCAAGAGCAAGGCACAAGCGAAACGCAAACGCCCGTTCTTTATCCTCTTGGAGTCTTAGGACAAAAAAGCCTTATCTTCCTTGCTCGTTGTGGAGTTCGATAGAACGGCCTCGAAGATCGCCTCAGTATCTCGCGAGTCCATCTGATCAAACAGATCTCTATCTTCCTTTTGAAAGACCAATGACCCGTTTTCATCCACGACGGAATTTGACAAAGCAAACCACCTTAAAGCTCCGTTCCTCGTAGCGCTTCTGTCCTTGTCAAACTTAGCAGCCAGTTCGACCATATGATCTAACTGGACTCTTGTTAATGGTTTGACCAGAACTTCCCCAAAGCTAACTTTTACTGAGAAAGGTTGCCTTGCTGTGAGGTTTTTGATTAAGTCTTCTCGGTTCATTCCCCCGACTCCTGTTAGGTGGTTGTTGGTGCTGTCGTGCTCGATGTCCATTCCGAATTCGGCTGTAGGACCATCGTAGCGGTCATGTCTTGCCCACGATCAACAGCGTCCGGAATATACGAAACAACTCGACATTGTTTCGTCATAAAAACCGGCGTCGCTGTTGGGATTCTCTTTGTGTACCGCACTACTGTCGTTGATCCTGCCAACGCTTCCAACGCAGAAGATACGTTAGCGGTGGTGGTAAACTGCTCTTTGAGTTGAACAGTAATCGCGGTGTACTTCGCGTCTTGAGTGGTTCGCTCGATAATCGTGTCTTGTAAACACGGTTCAACGTCAATCACATCCGATTCACGCCCGCCACCATCATTTGAGATAGCACAGAGCGTGTAATTCGTTGCGGTTACAACCGTGCTGGGGTTAATGTAAATAGTTACCCCTTGGCCTTTTGCGGTACTCATTTATTCCTCCGGTCCTGGTCCTACTGCGTTATTCTTTCCCCCGTACAAAACGTTGACACTCAACGCCCCGATATGTACCTTGTCGTCGTTTTCCAACGCTCTTGGTATGTAGCTGTCGTCGTGATCATCAACTATGAATCCGTGAATCGTCCTCGTTACTCCGAAGTCATCCTCAAACGTTTGTGAGTGTTGGGCATAACCTCGAAGTAACCATTTGACTTGACGCGTCCCTAATCGGCAAGCGTCGATGTCATCACTGACACATTCTACATCGATAGTGATCCCGTCGATATCCATTAGGTTGCTAAGTTCTTCGGATAGGTTTTCGCCTGAACGTAAAAGCCAAACGTAATCTTTTGTATTACCTTCCGGTACGATTTCCCCAACGTGCCAATCTGCCAATACTGTTTGGGCACGCAGGTAGGTCGATATCGTTTCCATGATGTCAGCCATTGCGTGCTTCCTCTGCAATTCGAAGCATGATTCGCGTTCTGGCACTGACTAGCAAGGACGGGCCCTTTGCCTCTGCAACCTTACCAAGCATTCTCCGTGCTGGGATTTTTATTCGATTGTCTTTCTGCGTCCGGCTAGGTCTTTTTCCAGCCTTCCAACCAAACTCAAGAAAAGCACCGTAAAACGTTTTCCCTACGAAGTTCTTTTCGCTGTAACCCGTGGTAAATCCGATATCTGTTCGCGACCTTATGGAACGAACCTTTACCGACTTTCTGAGTAGTCCGGTTCTAACCGGTGTCGCGTCTTTATTGGGTTTAACCAGTTCTTTTGCCGCTCGCCTCAACTCAACTCGGAGAACTTTGTTACGGATCTTTTTTGGAAGCTGCAATAGCATCCGGTTGAGTCTTGCTAACTGTCTTTCGTTGAAGATCATTGCTCAACCTCGCACAATAAAACGAGGTCGTCAAACTTTTCATCAGAAGGCAAAGCGGACCCAATAGATAAAACGGTGGTCCCTAATAACGCCCGATCCCTAACGTTTAACGTAAATGCAAACGGCTTTCGCATCTTTACCTGTATCGCCGCACGGGCAAAGATCTGTCGTGCTAACTCTAACTTTCTTCCCGATAGCCACTCAACCACACAATCCCGGCAACCTAGATCCGTAAATTCATTCAGCGATTCACCACGCCCGCCAGTAGTCGTCTCTCGCCTCTGGAAAGACAATCTAGTCCGCATCTGTCCGGCGTTCTGTGTCGTCATTGGTACACTCCGAACGGCGTCCAGTAATTCTGCCGGAACTGAACTAGGAGAGCGTCAACAGACTTTTCTAATTCCTTAGAGATCGTGCCAACTAATACCGTCTCTCGGTTTCTAAACCAATGAGCGACAAGCATTTTGATCGCATGAACTGCCATCGCCGGTGGTGTGGTATACCCCACGGAACAGATAATTTCTACCGCTTGCTTATCCTCCTGCCGAGTCTCAGGCCAAACCTCATTAATCGCAGGATACAGACTAGACGGCGGAGTCGATAGTGATTGCTGTGGGGTTAGTGTAACTAACGTCCCGTCTTTGTTCCGATACTTTAGAGTGGTTAAACTGCGAACAGGCCACAACGGAATGTAAAGAGCGTCCCTAGACTTTGGGAATTCATCAACATAGATAGTCGCGGTGACAGGTCTAAGTAAAACCCGTGACCTACTTTCGATCCAAGCGACTGCGGCCGCCTCCATCGAAGTGATCATACTATTGTAGTAGGTTTCACTCTGATCAATTGCTACGTGACTTTTGAGGTCGTCGAGTGATACTACCGTTCCGCTCGGCGTCGTTGTCGTTACTTGGTAAATCATGGACAACCTCAATCAGTCCCCGCTGTTGCATCAATTCAACCTGTCCCGGCGTCAGCATTAATTCCGTCCCTGCGTGACGGTAGCTCCAATCCTTTGTGAGTTTGCATCTAATCTCCATCCACAAACTCCGTGATAAACTCATTCGGATAGGCGAATTGATGCTTACCATCTTTATCGTAGTAGGCGATCATTTCCTCCGCGTGTCCAATGGAACAACCGGAATCGACATAAACCGAGTTCCCAGCTTTTGCCCACTGCTTCCAAAACCAGATATCATCGTCGATTCGGTGCTCGTCGTAGTTACCATCCGGTCCCGGTTGCCCGTGGAATAATGGTAACTCGCACTTTTTCAGCGAGTCAATCTTGATCGCCGTCAGTCCGAAGTGTGCCGTACTCACTTTTAACGGTGCCCCCTCAAACTGCACAGCCTCTTGGCCGTAACAAGTAAAAAGAGGGTAGGGCATGCTCCGTCTTGCTTGAAGGCTCGCTAACGCGTCGATATGCGGATTTGCAACGCATACCTCAAGCAATCGCTTGACATGTTTCGATCCGAACAAACTATCGAAGTCTATCGTCACGGCGTAATCGACATCATCGTCGATACAGTTCAGCAGGAGATCCTGCATACACTGCCCGTAAAAAACTCCTTGCTTGATTCGAATCGAAACACCCAAAGCATTAAACGCTCGATCGATATGATTCCGCGTCAACGTCAAGCAGTATCTTGGCAGGGTCATTACCCCTACAACTTTGATTTCCATCGTTTCCCCCGGGCAGTGTTAAAGGACTACGTTACCAACCTGAGTTGTCGAATTGTCTGGAGCGACACCAACTTCCATCACACCGACGATTGAACTCACCGAAACAGGGTCGTTCGTCGTGGTTCCTGGAGTTACCGTGACATACAGGAATCGGTCTTTGCCTCGCATGTCGATATCGAGTACCCGAGCAAAAGCACCTTGAGCCGCAGCCGAACTACCGACTGAAACGAATCCGGTAGTAGACGCCGTGTTCGATCCAGAAGATACCGCGACGGTAATGTTCGTTGCGTTCGTGTTGGTAGACGCTGAGGTCGCTACAATGACTTTGCAGCTTGAAGCGTTCAGCGTGTCAATAAATGCAGTCCGTGGAGTGGTTGCCGCCGTATTGGTGACGGAAGCTAGGACGACTCGCGTTCCTTGTAATGCGTTCATGTTTTCCTCTTATGTTTTGAAAAAGCGGCAGCCAACCAAAGGCTAACCACCGCTCCCATCCGGGGGACGTGATGGATTAACCCAGCTTCAATGCAATCATGCCACCGCTGGCCGATGCAGTTCCGCGATCATGGACTTGAATGTCGTACCTTTCAGTCGCTCGGATACCGATCTGATCGAATTCGAAGTAGCGTTGATCGGTAGAAGCGATTTCAATAGAACGCGAATCGCCCATCGCACAAGTGAGGCTTAGGTCGCCAAAGTAAGCGACGGTCGCACCGGAGTTGACGGCGAGACTCGAAGGCAAAACTTGTGCAAAACGTACTGGATATCCCAGGAATTCAGCACCGCCACCCATTCCCAAGGTAGAAAAGTCATTGCCACCACCTGCGGCCTTGAGTCGTGCCATCGAAGCGTGATAGCCTGCTGAATGAATATACCAAGCCGGTTGAATCCCGGGATACATTTTCAACAAAGCCATCGCGTTATGAAAACTTGCGAGCGTCAAAGCACCGAACGAGGTCTGCCCCGTCGCAGTGGAGATTGAACCGGAGGCCAGAGCATTTCGAAGACCGGTCACACTGTTAAACGCCAGCGTTCCGTCACCGTTGAAACCCGCGTCGTCTTCATCCAAGGCGAAAGCGTAGGCGAATTCATTGACTAGGAAGTCTGCCAAGATCGGCAAAGCATCCTCGTTCAACTCGCGGGATAGTTTGGTCAAGATGGCCGCCTTCCGTGGGGTAAGCTCAACCATACTCAAAGACATATCACTGTCAGTGATCTCCGCGTTCTCTCCAACGTGACGAACGGTAAACCCGCCCGCACGCTTGGGAACTTGTAGAGATCCGTAAGCGACCGGGAAAACAGTCCCTACGTTCTGACGGAAGACGCCGTAATCTTCAACCAATCGAATGATCGAAGCGGCCGTCTCCTGAGGAACAACGTACCCACCCTTAGAGTTGTCTCCAGTCGAGTGAGCGTTCTGGATCTGATACCCACGGTCGGTCAACCAGGTCGCTGACTTTTTGTTCCCGTAGAGGGTAGCCGCGAAGTAGTGACCCGATACCCATGCGTCATGCTCAGCGTTGGCGCCAACGAACGACTTGAGTTGACCAGCGATCGGTTTGAGCCGAACGTCTGGGCGGCCTTCGTGCGGTTTGGTTTGAGACTTGTTGATAGCCATCTGTGCAATCATAGCTTCAAGTTTCTGTGCCCGATCAAGCTGTTGGGATAGGTTCCCAATAAGTCCGGTGCTATCCCCAGCACCTTGGATGCGGTCAATCTCCGCTTCCTCGTCTTTCGTAAGATCTCGCTTTTCATCGCGAGCCACTTGAGCAATCGCTGCCGATTTGATTCGCAGTTGCTCAATTTCGTTTTGCAACTCTGGAACAGTTTTCATTTTCGTCTCCGGTTAGGTTGACGAAACGAAAACGGCGAGTCGTCAACCAGTGAATGGTTTTCAAACTCGCCGTTGAACAACTGCGCGAAGATTGGGTTCGAATTGTTACGCGATCATTTTACCCGAAGGTCAACACCTGTCAAGGCAAAAAGTTTTTCGTATCGCTTTTCTTGGTCCGGTCTATTTTTGACCATCGTTAAAATCTGATCCGGTTTCAGATAGGCCTGCGGTGTGTGCTTGTATCTGTTTTGCGGAACGATCTTTTTCTCCACTTCTGGAGCTGTAGATGAATTTGTCACGAAGGACAGAGACTTGCTTTCCTGATAGTCTAACCAAGTTTCTTTGTTCATCATCCCTAAGACTTCCTCTTTGCTTTTCCCGGACACCTCTGCGTAAACTTCCGCGACCTGTTCGTTGATCTTTTTGAGAAGATCCGCGACTTGAACAAAGTCTTCAGCGTTTCCAAATGCGATCGTTGCCGCTTCGTGAATCATGACCATTGATAGACTCGATGCCAACCGTTCCTCGCCTGCTAGAAAAACGATAGACGCCGCACTCGCCGCAAGTCCGTCATTGTAAGTAGTAACCTTACCGTCGTGCCTTTTTAGGGAATTGTAAATAGCGTACCCATCAAAGACCGACCCCCCAGGGGAATTGATCCTCACATTCACTGGGCCTGATCCAAGTAAAGCTAACGCCCGGATAACGTCATCACCGCTTACCATTCCAGCCCATGACGGCCCGATGTCGTCATAGATAAACAGTTCCCGCGTTCCCTCATTCACCATTAACATTTCCACGACTCCACAAGTAAACTAACCCGCTGCTGAAGTTCCGAAGGTTGACACTCACACGCTTCTAAAAGCTGTTGCTTGCGTTCTTGCAATCCCTGAACATAATCCGCCCCATCAACCCCCAAGGATTTCGCCCGCCTGTTGTATGTTTCCTCGAATGTCTTGTATTTCTGATCGATCCATGAAACAAAGTTTTTATTCCCGGTCGCCTTCTGGACTGCTGAGCATTCGGTTTCTAATAGTCCGGCAAACACAACATCCGCCGCGATCCATGACGCTGCCACTTTTACATTATTCACGGGTTCGTTGTTCGCAGGTTCAACCACACCTTCCGTTTTCGATACGTTCGGATTCTCGAATGAATCCCCACCGTCTACCGGATTCAGGTCTAACTTATCTCGGCATTCGTTCTGCGTCATGATCTTAGCCTGCCGGTACTTCGTTAGAACGTCGGCCGTCGCAGGTGCGTCCATCTGAAGCCATGTCCCACGGTTGAATTTGAAGAACACATCACCGCGTCCCTTCTGTTCCGGTGTCCTTAGTTTCATGTCGCATTGCATTTCCCACCGAGTAAGCCAGCGAGATAGTGCATGGGCTAGATAAGCAAGTTGTTGGTTCTCAAGGCTGTTGTAGCTCGTCGCAGAACTGTCCCCTGGGATATGCTGTAGCCCGAAGATCAACATCACATCTTGTCTGGAGAA